AGCCATAAAAAGCTTTAGGAACCGGCGACTAGTCTTCGATGGTTCGAATCCATTCCTCCCCGACCAACACTGACGGGGAGTAGGGAAGCGGTCAAACCCACCGGTATGCAAAACAGATGGTCGCTTGACATGATGAACGAATCACAGTAGTTGAGGGACAACAAAGTGAGGAAGCTAACAAAGAACGAACAGGCAGTGCTTTTCTTTGTGCTTGGCATCATCACGATGCTGATCATCCAAGACCTGTTTTTTTAACAGGTCCACTTTCCAAGCCAGTAACAGCAACAGCTATCCCAAACTTTAGGTCGCCGGTTCGATCCCGGTCATCCGCTCAGGCGGGTGTAGCTCAGATGGTAGAGCGAAAGAAGTGAAAAGATGCTGGCTTGGAAAGTGGATTAGAGACGTACGTCCTCCCAAGCGCGTACTTGGCGGCTAGGCATTGTAATGCGTTCCTAGACGTATCCTCCGGGACCATACCTCAACCTCGTTATAGGGTATGGTTCCAGCCCGGGTGTTGTGCCCACCCCGACACCCGGGCATCCCTTTTCCCCAAAAATTCATTTTCAGAGTAAAATCATGCGAGCAATGGTCGTTCACACGACTTACGATAATGGCACGTCCATTGTCGAGGATTACGATAATTTCACCAAGACCGTTAATGTGATCGGGGTTGATCCGGTGTACTTCACCATCACTTCCGATGATTTTAGCATGTCTCAAATCGAGAAGCTAGTTGCCATTGTCAAATATGCAATGACCGACCATGATGATACCAGTCAGTATCCGTTCTCGGATAACACTACGGTTTCGGTCCGGTTCGAATTTGGCGGCGAAGTCAAGCTAACCTTCAAACAATATCTTTGGTGATCTAAGGTTCGGTTGCGGATATTTCAAATAATTATCTTGCATGGTTCGAAAGAATCGAATATGAAACCGATCAACGACATATTTTAAAATAATCATATCCTGATAGGATATCGTCAACATAAAGGAAACGAACATGAATGCTTTTGTCTCAGCGATCAAGGATGACGCCACCACGATCTACACCGAGAACGGTGCCAAGACCTATTCGACATCGTTCGACTCCTGTGTCGATCTGTTCTTCCAGATCGGGGCAATTCGTGGTCAGGGTGCGGCTCGTGCCGAAACGCTGTTCCGTACCGCCTACAAGCAGAACCCCGATCTGGCAACGAAGATCGCCCTTTGGGCTCGCGACGTTCGCGGCGGGGCTGGTGAACGTCAAGTCTTTCGCGATCTCCTGAAGCTTCTCGAAAAGACCGACATGGATCGCCTTGCTCGCATTCTGCCGCTGGTCCCGGAGATCGGTCGTTACGATGATCTGTTCGTTTTCGAAACGGCAACCGCCAAGGACATGGCATTTGCCATCTTCGGCAATGGTCTGGTTGACCCGAGCAAGGCTGGTCTTGCCGCCAAGTGGGCACCGCGTGAAACCGGCGCTAAGAAGAAGCTTGCTCGCGAGCTGATGGCATATTTCGAACTGTCCCCGAAGAACTATCGACGGCTGATCACAACCCTGTCCAACACGGTTGAACAACAGATGTCCGCGAGGCTTTGGGATGACATCGAATTCCAGAAGGTTCCGTCCGTCGCGGCGGCTCGCTATGCCAAGGCATTTCGTCGTCATCAGCCGGATCGCTACAACGAGTTCGTTCAGAAGGCGGTCAAGGGTGAAGTCAAGATCAACGCTTCGGCGCTGTTCCCCTACGACGTGACCAAGTCAACGGTCGATGCCGAAACACAGAACGCCCTTTGGAATCAGTTGCCCGACTACGTCCCGGCTGGCAAGTCGTTCATTCCGATGATCGATCTGTCTCAGTCGATGTCCAGTTCGACAATTGGCGACGGCAACCTGACCCCGATGGACGCGGCTATCTCGCTTGGTCTCTACCTTGCCGAGAAGAACAAGTCGGAGTTCAACCGTATGGCTCTTGCCTTTGCCGGTCAGCCGTCTTGGATCAGTATCCCGGATACGGATTCGGTTCGCGACAAGGTCCGGGCGGTCAAGGCTGGTCAGGTCGCCTATGACACCAACCTGAATGCCGCCTTCGAAGCGATCTTGTCGGTTGCCCTTCGTAAGGGAGTTCCACAGGAAGACCTTCCGGATGCCCTGATCGTCCTGTCGGACATGGAATTCAATTCCACACAAAACGCTCGTTCAGTGACGAACGTCGATGCCGCCAAGCGTCTGTATGAAGCGAACGGCTACAGGCTTCCAACCATCGTCTGGTGGAACCTTCAGTCGCGCAACGGTGTCACTCCGGTTCGTGCCGATGCTTCCGGGATGGTGCTGGTCTCCGGTCTGTCCCCAAGCGTCACCACGGCGGTCCTTGGCGGCGAAGCAACCCCGGTTGCGATTATGCTCAAGGCTGTTGATATCGCGAGGTATGAGCACTAACATGCTTCATATTTTGAAAACATTCGGGAAGAACCTTCTTCTCACGTTTATCGCAATGGCGATCTCATGTAGTATTTTTGCGGTATTCTATTTAATCGATTTTGGTGCCTTGATCCATCTGGTGACATCACCGGGCGGGATAGTCGCCATCGTCTTTATCGCCGCTTCGATCTATGCCGGGTGCTGCACATGGTATGATATCTCGACAGAAAACCGCGACAAGGAATGAGATGAACACGGAAAAATTCCAAGAACTCTGGCATAACGGCGATCTGGTCAAAGTTGACGAAGAGCTTGATGATAGCTGGCGTCATGGCAACTATGTCACGACCGTTTATCGTTATGAAAACGAATTCTGGTCTGCATCCTATTGCGTCTCGGGTGATGTTGAATATCACGGCATCCGCGACAACGATTTCAAGCTGACCAAGGTTTATCCGGTGACCAAGATCACCAAGACGACCGAATACGTCACGACGCCACAACGTCCGGTGTCTCCAACCCGATACACTCGCAAGTTCCACGATATCGAGGCAATCCAGTTCCCGTTAATGCCCGCCACCATAGACCTGTTTGCCGGGGAAATGGAAGAATGGACTACCAATATCGAGCTGTTCGAAGATTGGTTGGCGGTCAATATTTCCCCGGGACAGGAAATCAAGTATCGCGGGAACAAGCTGGTGGTTCGCCATGTCAACGTTGAAACCGAGTACCCGGGCGGCACTTGGTTGATCAAGGAACCCGGGCGGTCGGTTTATCCGCTGTCCCCTGACAAGTTCGAAGCCCTCTACGAGAAGGCATAATCGAATTCGAGCGCATAGTTCAGTTGGTTAGAACAAGAACCTTTAAATTTCTATGTCCCGGGTTCGAGTCCCGGTGCGCTCACCATTATTTAAAAATAATCGTTGACACGATTAATCGAAAGATGTAATATCTCTTTCATTCCAAACATTAATTCTTAAAAAGGAATTTTCGAAAATGACAACGTTCGATAAGGCTCTGAACACCTTCAAGGCTTACGAAGAAGGTCGCAATCCTTGGGTTACCATTGATAACCCGGACCCGTCGCAGACCAACAAGCGCAAGATTCGCGTCAAGGCGAACTCGCTGTATGGCAACCCGAAGGATCGCAAGCCCTATTGCGTTCCCGGCACTGGTGACCCGGCTGACAAGAAGCGGAAGAAGGCGAACGCCTAATGGCTCATGTCACCTTCGAAGAAGTGAGCTACGAATCACCGTCGCTCGACAAGATCACCCAAAAGTGGTCCGATGGCAGCAAGTCGGTCTATTACAAATACCGTGAAAACCCAACCGTCTTTGAAGATTGGGGATTTAACGGAAACTTCGGCGCTCTCATCGTCGCTGCAATCACAACCGTAGGAATGGCGGCTCTCATCGTTCTCGCCCTGATCTAATGACCAAATACCTCGTCTACGGCAAGAACTCTTGCCCATGGTGCGACCGCGCCAAAGCCCTTCTGGAAAGCAAGGGTCTCGAATACGAATACAAGCTCGTCAAAAGCGAAGAAGGTCAACTGACCGAAGCATACGACGAAATGCTGGCGAAATATCCAGCGGCTTCAACCGTTCCGCAAATCTTCGAAATTGACGAAGACGCGAACACAGAACTACACATTGGCGGCTTTGTACAACTCGCCGCTTATTTCAACTGATACAAAGGATACAAAACATATGTCTATCAATCGCTCCACCGTTGTAAACCTCCTCAAGGAAGGCACCGTCGAAATCAAGTTCACCAAGGTCGATGGTTCGGCTCGCACTCTGAACGGCACGCTCAATGAAGACGTGACCGGCATTGAAGTTGCTGGCTCCCCGGCTCAGTCGGACACTCTGTCGGTCTACGACACGCAGATTGACGAATACCGCTCGTTCCGTTGGTCGTCGGTCAACACCGTCAACGGCGTTTCGGTATCCGGTCTGTAAGACAATCGCCTAAGCGTTTAGCTCTTGACGCCGACACAAGATTGAGTTCTTGTGTCGGCGTTTTGTTTTGAAAAGGAATTTATCCATGGTTGAAATTGTAGATGGTTGCTTGGTTCGTGACGAGTTGACCAAGAACGCCCGGGGCGGCACCGAGTTGCTTGCCGACCGTATCCTTACCCATGTGAAGCGGGAAGACCTTGATAACGTTCAGATTGTCTTTTCCCGCCCGGGAAAGCTACTTGACGGATATTTTAAAGTGTTGTATCTTCATGATCTTCCTGAAGACCCGGCGATTGCCAGCTTCGCCGATCCTGCATGGCGAGCGCAATTCGATCTGATCGTGTTCGTCTCCCATTACCAGCGGCAGCGTTTCGCCAAACACTTCAATTGTCACCTGACCGACAACATGTCTGTCATCAAGAACGCCATCCACCCGATTGGACATCACGTCAAGCCGTCCGACAAAATCCGCCTGATCTATCACACGACGCCGCACCGTGGCTTGCATCTCCTCGCCCCGGTCTTCAAGCACCTTGCCGCCGAATATCCCGGCAGACTGGAGCTGAAGGTCTTTTCGAGTTTTGACATCTACGGATGGGGTGAACGCGATCAGCAATTTGAAGACCTCTTCAAGATGCTTCAGGATCATCCAGACGTGATCTATTCAAAGAGCGTCCCGAACGATACGATCCGTCGCGAACTACTCAAAGCACATATCTTCGCCTTCCCGTCGATATGGGAAGAGACGAGTTGCATGGCACTGATGGAAGCGATGAGCGCCAACCTGCTTTGTATCCATTCATCCTATGGTGCGCTTCCCGAGACCAGCTTCGGCTTCAACCATATGTACAATTACGTCGATGACTGGACCAACCATGCAAACAGTCTGTATCAGGCGTTGAAATACCAACTGGTAACGAATTTTCTTCCGAACCCGGATTACCACACGAGACCCATGCTTGATAGCAAGCGGGTGATCGACCAACTCCACAACATAGAAACATTCGCGGAAACATGGACCGCGCACCTAAGAGCAATGAAAGAGAATGGCAGTCGCAAAAAAGAAAGCTCCCCTCAAGAAGGCTAAGACGACCCGAGTCACATCCGCCCCGGTCCGTGTCAGCAAGATCACCGATGAGAAATACATCGGGGCGGAAATCACCAAGTTTGACGGTGTCGATCTGGACACGGCAATCAAGCAAAATCTCAAGCACTGCAACTATTTCTATACGAGGCAGGACGCGGCGAAATGGATCGACAAGTGGGTTCAGAAGAACCTTAGTCCAACCGCCTACCGCGAGTTTAGAGCGGCTGAAACGTGGCGCTCCTGCATCTCCTTCGGCACACTATGCCGGATGCACTCCAATGGCGCTGAATTGCCACCTGAACGCCTACAGTGGATCAAGGACAAGCTGGAAAGCGAAGTCCTGAAATATGGTCGCGCCAATCTCAAGGCGTCCAAGAAGTCAGCCAAGGTCACCCCAACCACGCCAAGCCGCAATCCGGCATTCCTGATGAAGCGCAAGGCAGAACAGGTGATCGCCGATGTCGAAGCCGTCGTGGATGCATGGGATAAGATCGAATCATACTCCCTCTACAATGAGTTGAAGTCGAACGAAATACCTGCCGTGGTTGCCAAGGCGATTGGCGACTACTATGCTCCGCTCTTGGCTGAACTGAAGGCTGCGACCGCTCGCAAGCCGGATGAACAGTTGAAGGAGGCATACAAGCACCTCACAGCGGCAAACCTGAAGAAGTACCTTGCCTTCATTGAAGCGCTGGTGACCGACACGCAAACCTACCTGAACGGCAAGAAGGCACAACGCAAGCCTCGCGCCAAGAAGGAGAAGTCGGCAGGCGTGCTGGTGAAGAAGGTTAAATACCAGAAGGAAAGCAAAGAACTGAAGATCACATCGATTGATCCGACCAAGATCATCGGGGCGGCTGTAGTTCTCCTATTCAATACGAAATATAACACTCTGTCTTACCTCGTTTCGAGTAGTAAGATAGGATTCACGATAACTGGCACGACAATCCAGAATCTGGACAATGAACAATCTTTCAAAAAGACACTGAGAAAGGCAAGCGAAAATATTCAAGGGATAGTCAACGCCCCAAAGGCTAAGACCCTCAAAATGATTAACGATCTGAAGACCACCCGCTCCGAGACTACCGGGCGTATCAGCGAAGACACCCTGATCCTGAAGGTGTATAGCTGATGACCGATACCAACGCAGACACCGTCGCCGAAACAATCGAGGCGACGACCAATGTTGTCTACCTGAAGGACTTCAAGAAGCCGACCACCCCGAACAACCCGGAAGTTGTCCCGGACGACTGGAACGCCGGTTACGACGACTATATCGACAATATCTCCGTATCCGTCACCTTCGACATTGCCGAGCTACTGGAAGAATATGGTTTTGGTATCGAAGGCGTCCCGGGCATCGGTCACGACCTGATGATGGTCATCGAGTCGGTCAAGTCGATGATGTTTCGTTCGCAGGGGGAATATTACCCGCTACAGGACATTGCCGAAGACCTGTTTGAAATTGATGATGAAGCCGCGCTGGTCGATGGTTTTCTGAACGGAGAATGAATAATTGATATTACTCGATTTGAGTCAGGTTATTATTGCAAACCTGATGGTTGAAGTCTTCCGCAAAGGTGGAAGTGACTACGATGATGCAATGCTTCGCCATATGATCCTGAACTCAATTCGGGCGATCCGCCATAAATTCAAGTCTGAATATGGCGATCTGATCATCTGTTCCGATGATACCAACTACTGGCGAAAGAGTGCCTTCCCCTATTACAAGGCGGCACGCAAGAAGGCGAAGGAAAAGTCGGACATCGACTGGAAGCGCGTCTATGCGTCGATCAGCGCCCTAAAACTTGATTTGGAAACATATTTTCCCTACAAGTTCATTCAGGTGGAGAACGCCGAAGCCGACGATATCATTGGCACGATTGTTCACAACAAGGGTCAGTTCCTCAACAGTGGGGAACCGATCCTGATCGTCTCGGGCGACAAGGACTATTTCCAGCTTCACGACTATGGCAACGTCAAGCAGTACGACCCGGTGAAGAAGCACTTGATCACCACGCCCAATCCAGAACGCTACCTGTTTGAACACATCCTTCGTGGCGATACTGGCGACGGCATCCCGAACATCCTGTCCCCGGACAATTCGTTTGTCATCGGGCAGCGACAGAAGCCGATCACCCAAAAGCGCGTTGACGATTGGGACTGGAGTACGGATTTCTTCAAGGGTGAGGAATTGCGCGGCTTCAAGCGCAACGAAATGTTGATCGATCTCAAGCAAGTGCCGGATCATATCAAAGCTTCGATCCTTACTAAATACGAGGAACCCAACACGAAGGACCGTTCAAAACTGTTGAACTACTTCATGAAAAACAACCTCAAGATGCTCATGGAGTCCCTTTCGGACTTCTGAGTATAATTCAAACACGCAGGAATTTTTAAATTGCTTTCACTCGCTGAGATCGTTCGTAAAGCGCAGAAGCTCGAAACCGAAGATCAAAAAATCGAATGGCTTCGTCAGAACGACTCCACTCCACTTCGCCAACTGTTGATCTGCACCTACGACACGGATAGAATTAAATTTCTAATCCCCAATGAACCGCCCCCGTATAAGCCAAGCCAACACCTTGATTCCCAAGGCATGTTGCATAGGCAGATTCGCAAACTTCAATATGTCATTGCTGGTGAGGCTGTTCATAACATCTCGCAGTACAAGCGAGAATGGGTATTCATTGAAATGCTGGAGTCGGTCGATCCTGAAGATGCTGAACTTTTATGTGATATGGTTCGACAAAAGCCATTGACAGGTCTTTCGGCTGCTGTTATCAATAAAGCATTCGGGGACATTATTTCAAAGTCCGCTGAAATTGTCGAAGATAAAACAGTCAAGCCAACAGCACAGAAAGCGAAAAAGAGCAATGGCAAGGAAGTTTAAAGAATTCGAATTCGAAGTCGAAGAGTTTGATGCAGACGACTACGGTCGTGGGCGCAAGTTCAACAAGAACGAACGGCGTGAAGCCCGACGTTCCCGGGAGACATCCCGATACGCTTCGTACAATGACACCACGGTCAATGACGATCAGCGCGAATACGCCTACTGATCATTCTTCCAAAAATTGAAACATGATGGTGCCGGGATAAATTCTCCCGGCATTTGCATATCTAATGAGGACTACTTTTGAAAAATGAAATTCTGCTGACCGACGTGGACGGGGTTCTTCTCGACTGGATCGGTGGCTTCGAGTCGTTCATGAACTCGAAATATAATCTCTTCACCGTCGATCCTTCCCATTACGATCTGAACAAACGCCTTGGCATCGAAGCCGAGAACGGCGGGCTTGCCTACATCCAAGAGTTCAACCATTCGGAACTGATCGGGCAACTGAATCCGTTCAAGGATGCTGTCGAGTATGTTGCCAAGTTCCACGAGAACGGTTACAAGCTGGTCGTCATCACCTCCCTGTCGAAGAACGACTCCTCCTGCCAAGCCCGGATCGACAACCTTCAGAACATCTTTGGTGATGTCTTTGAAGATTACGTCTTCCTTGACATTGGTCAGCACAAGCGCGATGCCCTCGCCAAGTTTGAAGGCACCGGCTGTAAGTGGATCGAAGACCTTCCGAAGAACGCCATGGATGGTGTTGCCGTTGGTCTCGATACCTATCTGCTCCGTCATACATACAATGCTGACTTTGCCAGCAACGAACTAACCATCGTTGATGACTGGAAGCAGATTTACGACGGGGCGCTCTTGAAGGACGCTCTCGACCTTCTCCAATATCGAGTTTGAAATATGCCAACATACACGTTTAAGCATCGGGATTCTGATGCTGAGATCGAATCGTTCATGTCCTTTGCTGAACGTGACGCCTTCCTT